GATTCTCCGAAGAAGAAATCAAAGTTGAGATGGCAACTGCCACCTTGACTGATGGAACAATCGTTGAATGGGAAGGTGAATTGGTTGTAGGAACTGCCATCTTCGTTCAAACTGCTGAAGGTTCAATTCCAGCACCTGATGCAACTCACGAAGTTGAAGGTGGTTTGTTGGTAACAACTGTTGACGGTATCGTTACTGAAATCGTTGAACCTGAAATTGAAATCGAAGTTGAAGCCAAAGAAGAGTTTGCAACCGTTTCTCATTTCAATGATGTTGTGAGCAAGTTGGAAAGTGCAATTGCTGAATTGTCTGCAAAAGTTGTGGCTTTGTCTGCATCTAACACCCAGCACAAAGAAGCAATGAGCAAAGCAATTGATCTTATTGAGAAAGTTGCTGACTTACCAAGCGAAACACCAATCAAAACTCCCGTTTCAAACAAAAAGAACGATCAGTTTGAAGCACTTAAAAAATTCAAAAACGCAATAAACAAATAAAACTATGGCATTTTCAGTAGGAACACTCGCTAATTACACCAACGAACAGTCAACTGACTTGTTGGTAAAAGCCCTTTTCGGCTCAAAAACTGCAACCTTGTTGCAATCTTCTAACCAAGTTCAAGTAGGTATCAAATCTGCTGCCGCTTTGAACATTCTTGCTTCAACTGTTTTCTTCCAAGCAGACGGTTGTGGTTACAACCCAAGTGGTACAACTGCCTTCACTCAACGCAATATCACCGTTGGTGCTGTAAAAGTTGAAGAAACTCTTTGCCCAAAGACATTGGAAGCCAAGTGGATGCAAACTCAAATCATGCCCGGTTCACCAACTATGATTCCTTTTGAAGAGCAAGTAGGTGCTGAAAAGGCTGCCGTTATTGCACAAACTTTGGAAGTTGCAATGTGGCAAGGTGATACCGCTTCAGGTAACCCTAACTTGAATCGTTTTGACGGATTCACCAAAATCGTTGCTGCATCTTCTCCAGTATTGGCGAACGCTGCTCCAACTACCTTCACTTCAATCACCGCTGCGAATGTTGATGACATCTTGGATCAGGTGTATGCAAACATTCCTGCTGCCGTTGCTGAAAAAACTGACTTGGTTTGCTTCGTTGGAATTGATGTTTACAAGTTGATGTTGGTTAACTTGAAGAACGCTAACTTGTTTCACTATGTTGCCGATGCTGCCACTTCAATGGAGATGATCTACCCCGGTACAAATATGAAAGTAATTGCCGTAGGTGGTTTGAACGGAACTAACAAAATTCACGCTGGTTCTTTGTCAAACTTCTTTATGGGTACTGACTTGATTGATGAGCAAGAAGAAGTGAAAATGTGGTATTCACAGGACAACGATGAAGTTCGTGTTCGTTTCACTTTTAAGGCTGGTGTGCAAGTTGCATTCCCCGGAGAAATCGTTTACTTCACCCTTTAATCTTCATAAAATATGCCCTGTTTACTCACACAAGGATTCACTCTTGATTGCAAGGATGCAGTCGGAGGTATCAAATCAATCCACTTAATCACTTGGGTTGATTCAAAATTCACAATTGCAAGTGGTGAAGTAACTGGCACAACCGTTGCAAGTGGTGATGTTTACGATTACGAGTTGCCGAAAGGTACTGGATCATTGACCATCACCACCAATGTATCTGTTGAGAACGGAACATCATTCAATCAATCGGATGTTGTTTTCAAACTCCGCAGATTGTCAACCACCAAGCGTAACGAAATGAAGCTTCTTGCTCAAGGTCGTTGCTATTGCATCGTTAAGAACAACAACGATGAGTATTGGTTGGTTGGTAAGGAGTACGGATGTGATGTGACTGCAATGGTTGCCAACACCGGTACTGCTATGGGAGATTCCAACGGTTATGAAGTTACTCTTTCCGCAATCGAAGCGGAAGCACCTTACAAATTGCAAAGTTCAGTTGTTACCGCTTTGGGTATCTAATTGATTCTTGTTTCATAGGTCAAATGGGGAGGGCAATATGCTCTCCCTTTTTTTGTTACATATTTTTACTCTCGCTATTTTCAATAGATGTTGGTTATTTCTTTGGGTGAATCAAAAAATTGGTATGTAACGTTGACCGAAAAAGTCACGATTGCAAACCCTTATTTCTTGTTTGCGTTCACTCATCGTTTGAGTAATCAATTGACAACAGTCATATTGTCGGACATTTCAACTCACCCTGAACGATACAATCAATTTGCAGTTGTTGAAGGTTCAACAATCAATTTGGATGCTGGTGAATATGAATATGTCATCTATGCACAAACATCATCTACCAATTTATTACCCGAATTGGCAGATGAAGAGGTTGAAAGCGGAATCCTTAAGGTTCAATTTGATGTCACACGCACTTCATACGAGGTCACTCTTAATGAGAAAATTTACGAGATTGAAACACCCACACTTATTCAATTAATGTTGCTTGAAAATGGATCATTCCTACTTTTAGAAAACGGCAGCAAAATCATACTATAATGGCAGACAAAAGAATATCAGAACTCGTCACAATTTCAACGGTTGACAATGCAATGGATTTATTCCCGATTGTTGATACATCAGCAGCGGAGACCAAAAAAATCACACCAACTGCGTTGAAATCGGCATTGGCGTTGAACAATGTTGACAACACAACGGATTTAACAAAGCCAATTTCAACTGCAACTCAAAGTGCATTAGATGGAAAACAAACAATTTTAATATCAGGCACAAACATCAAGACGATTAATTCAGTGACAATTCTTGGTGGTGGGAATTTAGCAGTAGCACCAGCAACGGGAATCAATGCAACGGCAATTGCAACTGGGATTGTTGATAATACTGAATTTGAATATCTAAACGGAGTTACATCATCAATTCAAACGCAGATTGATGCAAAACAACCAACAATTACGGGCGGAGCATCAACCATTGCATCAACTGATTTGGGTGCATCAAGAGCATTAGTATCAAATGCCATTGGTAAAGTTGCAGTTGCTACAACTACATCAACTGAAATTGGATATCTTAATGGTGTAACTTCTGCAATTCAAACTCAAATTGACACAAAAACAAACAAACTGATTACCACCAACAGACAGACCGCTTCATATACTTTGGTTTTGAGTGATGCCGATAAATTGGTTGAGATGAATGTGGGTAGTGCAAACAACTTGACTGTTCCTTTGAATAGTTCTGTAGCATTTAGCACAGGCACACAGATTCTTTTGGCACAATATGGAGCGGGACAAACAACCATCGTTGCTACAAGTGGCGTAACTATCCGAAGCAATGGCGCAAAGTTGAAATTAAACGCTCAGTATAGTGGTGCAACTTTGGTGAAGATTGCTGAAAATGAGTGGTATTTATTTGGAGATATAGCATCGTAATATGATACTTTCAACACACGGAGTTTTAGCCTCGCAAATTGCATCCGCTTCTTTTCTTTTGGATTTATATCCAAATGCCGCTGTTGCTTATTCTTTGAGAAAATTGCGAACGCTATACACAGGCAATGCTATTAGGGTGCGTAGGTCAAGTGATAATACAGAACAAAACATTGGTTTCACCGCATTGGGAAATTTGGACACAGCAACACTATTATCATTTTGTGGCTCAGGGAATGGCTTTGTAACAACATGGTACGACCAAAGTGGAAGTGGGAAAAATGCAATTCAAACAACCGCAGCGAATCAACCTCAAATAGTAAATGGTGGCTCAATATTAGTAGACGCAAATAATAAACCTCAATTAACAATGGGGGGAAATAGAAATTTATTCGTAGACACTTCTTTGACAATAAATCAACCTTTTACTCCAATTGCAGTTGCGCAACCTTTACTTTCAGCAGGTTTTGAATTTGTATTTGATTCTACTGGCGCAAATCGTGTTACAACTTTTTCATTCAATGACCAAAAACCCGCAATTTTTGCAGGTATTGCGTTAACGGGGTCAAATACTCACACAAGGGCGCAACACCTTTATTTTAGTATATATAATACCACAAATTCCTTTTTGTTTTTAGACAATGTTCAAGTAATTTCGGGAAATGCTGGTTCAAGTAATTATGGAAATATGACATTGGGAAAACCTGGAGATAGTATTGGTAAATCTTCAGAGTATATTTTTTATTCATCAAATCAATCTTCAAATCGTTTGGGTATTCAAACAAATATAAATTCATATTATGCGATCTATTAAAGGCTATCAATATACCACCGAACAAGAAGCAATTAACGCCCGTGAAAGAGTAGATAGTTACTACGGCATACCCGTTGCACCTAATGACATAACACAAAATTGGGTTGATTATCAATTTGCAGAATTGAACACTCCACAATTTTGGTATATTGTTTTTGATGAATCACTCACGCCAATACTCGGAACGCCCACAGAATTTGAAGTTGTAACCCCACCATTCCCGATATGACAACACCGAAAGTAAAACCCAATGCGCTACCTGTTAGCTTTGACCAATTCCGCAAGAACCCTGTTGCTGCCGTGGCTTTTTGTATGCTTTTGGCTGTTAGTTATTTGTATATGGACTTGCGTTCGGGCAATCAACAGCAGATTGATGAATGTCGCAAAGAGATGGCGGTACTACGAGCAGAGCAGAAACAAGCATATAAGGCGTTGAAGACGGCAGATTCTGCATTGTCTGCAGCCATTACCGAACTACGCATCATTAACTCAATGAAAAAACTATGAGATTGTTGATCATTTTTGCATTCGCTTTCATCGGTGGTTATTTGTTCACCGAATCTTGGGCAACTGAACCCAAGCCAGTTAGCGACATTGATGCTTTGTTGAAGAAGATTCAGCAGAACACTCAAGCGGTTGGTCAAGCCACTAAACAAGCACACGAGGTGAGTGAGAAATTGGTGGAAGCAAAAGTGGTTGAGAAAGAGCAATTGAAAGAAGCGGTGGTGAATGCTGAAAAGAAAGCGGAAGCCGTGGTTCAACAGATGCAAGTTGTTCAAGACCAAATGGAGGTGTATGCCGTGAAGATGGTAGGTGCTGGATTAGATACCACCACCACACCAATTGAGTTCAAAGGGGTGATCTATGATGCGTATTTGAACTATCTCTCGGAAGGTGGCAAAGAGGATTTTGATTATTTTAGAATGTACTTATGGCAACAAAAGTAAACATCACATCATTTCGGGTAAAACCCAAAAACAAATTGGGCAGACACACCAAGCACAAGAACAAACACAAGAGTTCCAAACCATATAAAGGACAAGGCAAATGATAGACAAAATCAAAGTAGCAATGAAGGCGAAAGGATATGCCTTTTTTGAAAATGGGGATTACAACATCAATATCATCGGTATTCGCAACTCGGATACTGGTAACAAAGTGACAAATGTCTTTGATGACTTGTTAACCGTTAGTTACAAAATCGGTGAGTTGTGGCATTTTAAGAAATGGACTGCGACAACTGATCCAGGCACAAAGGGAGTGAAGGAATTTCACAATGCTCAAGGCGTTGCTCGTTTAGTTCCTGGACAATATCGTGGTTCACACGCCATCGGTTTGCATCAAGGCAAGTACGAAGCATTAAAACAAGCCAAACCCGTTAAGGTTTACAGAGATGCCAACAAGGATATGACCTACGACACCAAGTTGATCACAGAGGGCATCTACGGGATCAACATCCACAAGGCTGGTGCAGATTCAACCTATGTTGAGAATTGGAGTGAGGGTTGTCAGGTGTTCAAAAAGTCAGCAGATTTTGACGAGTTTATGGCTTTAGTCAAGAAGGCTGCGACATTGCACGGCAATTCATTCACATATACATTATTAGAAAGTAAGGATTTATGAAAAAATTAATGGAAATTTTCACGGGTGACAAAGGAGAGATGTCATCAAAACGATTCGTGGGCATTATCGGTGCTTTTGTTTTGTTTGCTACAATGGCTCATAATAGTTTGTCTCCTGCTGATATCGTACCTTCTCCAGAGTTGGTGACTGCCGTGGAATTCATCGTGATTGCTTGTCTTGGATTCACATCTATTGACAAGTTCTCAAACAAAAAAGATTGATTGCTATTTGATAGAGATGATATTCCAAAGATTAAACTTTCACGATAACAAACTGCCTGTTTTCAAAGAGAACAAAGCAAAGGGATTCGTGACATTTGGTGCTGACAATCTCTATCCTGATTTTCTCATTGAGTTATTCAATAAATCACCCAAGCACAATGCCATCGTTTCTGCCAAAGCATCCTATGTTGCTGGAATAGGTACGGAGGTATTTGGTTCAAACACGGAGGAGATTGCAAAAGCCGAAGCCAAACTCAAAAATATAAACGCCTACGAGACCTACGAAGAACTCAAAGCAAAAGTTGCATACGATGCCGAGTTGTTCAATGGGTTTGCAGTTGAGGTGATTTGGAACAAGGCAAAGACCGCACCTTCGGAATTCTATCACATCCCATTTAAAGACATTCGCAAAGGTCTTGACGGTGATTTCGTGTATTGTGCTGACTGGACAGATAGCAAAGCGGAGAAAATCCATTATCAACCATACAACCCAATCACAAGGGAATCAAAACAAATTTACTATTGCCAATTTTACCGTCCCGGACAAGGCGAATACCCTTTACCGGATTATGTTGGTGCGTTGAAATACATTGAGGTTGATACCGAGATATCTAACTATTATTTGAATAGCATTAAGAACGGATTCACGGCACAAACCCATATTCAGCTCTTCAAGGGGTACCCCTCTGCCGAAGAAGCTAGGGCAACCGCAAGGAGATTCAAGGAAAGTTATCAAGGCACGGACAATGCCGGTGGGTTAATTATCCAATACAACGATCCGACAGAAAAGGAATCAGTCATCAACAACCTTCAACCTTCGGATTTTGACAAGCAATTTGACTTATTAAATAAGACCGTACAACAAGAGATATTTGTTGCACACAAGGTCAACTCTCCAATGTTGTTTGGAGTTCGTGTAGAGGGACAATTGGGTGGTCGTAGTGAGTTGATTGAAGCATATGAGATGTTTCATCACGCCTACATTGAACCCCGTCAACAAAAGATTGATGATACATTTGCGTACTTGCTTGAACCTATCGCATCTGTTCGTTTAGAAACCATCAATAAACCACCTATCGGTCTTGACTATCAGGCTTTGTTTACTGCTGGTGTTATCACCAACGAAGAAGCAAGAAAGGAACTTGGATTGCCATTGATTACCGATGTGAAGCAATCATCTTTGAACGATGCCATCAATGCTTTGAGTCCGTTGGTTGCAAACAATGTGTTGTCAAATATGACAATCAACGAGAAACGCCAATTGGCAAATCTTCCACCGATTGCTGGAGGAGATTCATTGCCATCCGCTGCACCAGTTGCCCTATCAAAACAAAATCCTTTTGGATGGGATGATGAAAGAGACATCAAGGTATTTCAACAATACGGAGAGAGTGCAGACAACTTTGAAGCCTACAAGTTTGAGTTCGTGGATGCCGTTGAAACTGCCATCTTGAATGTATTGAAAGAGAATAAAGGTCTTCAAGTCGGTGACATCGTGAACATCACCAAACTGGATGCGAAGGTTGTCGCTGATGCCATTGCTAAACTTGCCAAAGCGGAGTTGATCAAATCATACGAGGATGGATTGGAAACAACCCCGAAAGGAGTTGAAGAAGTAAAGAGATTGCAAACCGAAATTGTGGTGCGTTATGGCTACGCTTTAGCCGCTGGAATCAAAGGTACTTTGGTTATCCCAACCACTCGTGATTTCTGCCGTCAAATCGTGGAAAGCAATCGTGTGTATTCAAGGGAGGACATTAACGCAATGTCTGCACAACTTGGTTACGATGTATGGAAGAGGAGAGGTGAATGGTATACAAACCCTGATACTGGAATCACCACGCCACAATGCCGTCACATTTGGCAACAACAATTATTAAGGAGAATCAAACGATGACCAATTTTGTATATTTCATATCAACCAGTTTTTTGAAGTCGAACACGCCTTTGAATGAGAATGTTGATGACAAGTTGCTGAAGTCAGCAATCAAAGAAGCTCAAGAAATCTACATCCGTGATGTGATTGGTTCAGGCATTTACAATGAGTTGCAAGTACAGGCATTTGCTGGAACATTAACCCAGTTGAATACTACCCTTTTGGATTCATACATCGCACCTTGTTTGAAGTATTATACATTGACCGAAGCAATGCTTCCAATGACCTTCAAATTGATGAACAAATCGGTTGCATCTCGTGAGAGTGACAATGCGAGGGCGGTATCAGTTGAGGAAATGACAATGATCGAAGGTCGTTATCGTGACAAAGCGGAATACTATGCCAACAGATTGAGGGATTATCTTCGCACATATACCAATGATTATCCTTTGTTCCTAAATCCCGGCAGTACCTTTGATACAATCCGACCAAAGAACACCGCTTTTGTCGGTGGCATTTATCTTCCAACTTCACAAGATTGCTTTTGGAACTATGACTTCCCCAACGAGGACAAATAAGTGGCAAAAAAACAACGAAGCCAAACTTCTCAAATTTCTCAAGAATGACACTAAACCAAATAATAGCAAAGATTCAAACGGC